TCCATCTTGCTGATAACCTTCTGGTTTTCGCTTCAACAGTTTCTTTTAAGATCTGAATGCTCATTTTTCTACCTGCACTTCCTTCTGCCGCCGCTGTAGCGTCAGGAGAACCTGCATATGTTTCAGCAAGTTTGAAAGGACTTAAAGCCTCATCACCTGCTGTTGCTCCACCACCAGTTTCAGAATATCTGACTCTTAATGTATGGATTTGGCCCACTGGACCACTCATTGGTTGGACACCAACAAGTTCGTTAGCGATAACAGAAGGCATAACCCTTCTAATTAACGGTAACATTACTTTGTTTAAAGTTGCGACTGAACCTGCACCTGTGGCACCTGCTGTTGCGGCCTCTGACAAATGTCTCTTTGTATTTTCGAGGACAACATCTAGACTAGATTTTCTGTTTCCAGATAACCCTTCTAGTAAAGCGTCTTTAGTTGCTGACCAGTTGCTTTCAAATAAGTCTGCCATTTCTAACTCCTATTATTTTATTGAAAGTCCGGCTAATTTACGAATCATGTCAATTTCTACAACATCATCCGCACTTTTGTCATCGGCTTCTGTTATTACAGTTGCCTTATTACCAGTATGTTCACTAGTAATTGATTCTGACAATGCCTTCTTCGCTCTTGGTGCCTCTCCATCTAAAACTGAAGGTAAGTACTTGTTAAAGGACTCTTCCAATTTTTCTGTTTTAACACTTTCAAGTAAATCAGACATGATTTCTTTCTTTTCTTTACCCAATGGGGCCATCAAATTGTTTAAAGTTTCTTTTCTTGCGAATCGATCCTCTGAAACTCTTAATTTAGATTCAACTAATTTAGTTGCGTCTTTCGATGCTTCTACTGTCGTTGTTGCTTCATTAAGTTGATTTTCCAACTGAGCTACCTGTTTTTGTATTTTCTTGATTTCCTTTGCTTCATTCAAATAGCTCACGCCATATTCATTTGCAAATGCTTCAAAAATTCTACGACCAAAGTCGTTTTCACGTGCATTAGTAATATCTTCACGGAAAGATTGGACTTCATTAGTAATTACGCCGTTGACAACGTTTTCAACTTTGTCTGCCGCTTTCTTAATGAAATCTTTCTTGGCTTCTGCTAATTGCTTTCTGCCTTCTCTTACCATTTTGACTTTTTGTTCCACAAGTCCTTTTTTGTCTTCGTGGAATTCGGATAGTTCACTAGCAAGTTGCTCTGCTACAAAATTATCTAATTTTGTTACATGCTCACTTGTTCTTGTTCTATCTGCCCTAAGTTCTTTAACCTCTTTAGCAACCGCTTGGGTTACAAAAGTGTCAAGTACCTTGGCATGCTCACTAATTGCTTTCGTGTATTTTACTCGATCGTTTGCAAGGGCTTCTTTTTCTGTTACAATTTCAGAAATTTCTGCTTCTACTTTTTCAGATATAAAGTTGTCAACTGCTTCTACGATTTGACCCTTGTCATGTTCGTATCGCTGTGCAAACTCTTCTCTAAGTTCCGCAGTAAGTTCTTCTCTTGCTTCAGAAATTTTACCTTCCCATGCTTCTTGAAGAGCAGACTTAACATCTTCTGTTAATTCCGCGTTCTCAAGTAGTTCTGTAAAATTCACTGCCATAGTAGTCTCCTACTTATAATTTTAAATCGTTGATGAAACCAGTGATTGCTTTCATCAAGTGTTTTTCTGCACTTTTATCGTGTGTTAATGCACTAGCGGTTTCAAACATTTGACTACCGCCTCGCATATTAAATAAACTCTCATATATAGTTTTAGGATAGGCATCAGGGGCACTTGGCTGTGCCACAATGTCCACTGTTACAATATCAAAGTCGCTTACTTGTCCACTTCCGTCGACGTTTCCACTACCTCTACTGCTTACACCAAGTTTAGCACCTGCTTTTAATAATGCTCTCGCAATATTACCCATCGGTGTTTCTATAATTTTAAGTTTGCCCAAACCGTTTGAATCATCATAATTCATATCTGTAATTATGTGACTTACACGGTCTAAATTTATTTGTAACTCTTCAGGGTGATCTAACTCACCCATCACAGTTTCGCCTTTTCCAAGACGTTCTTTTACACTATTAACAGCCTTTTGTATTTCATCCTTCGGATATACTCTACCATTCTGGTTTTTTACATCACCTTGAATGAATAAACCCTGCATGAATAAATCTTTACCGTCTTTTGATTCCA